AGCATTAAGAGTAACATTGTCACCAGGAATAGGGACTGCTCCTCCAAACTTACCTCTGATCTGTCCTAGCATTTCTTTGCACAGAGCTAAAGCATATCTTCTGATCCAATGTTTGCCAATGGCGTTGATGCTCGAATAAGCAATATTATCAAAAGGCAAAGAGTTGATATTATTAATGCCAGCAATGCCAGAATCAATATCGCCATCCTCTTCCCACGCATTTCTCTCAACAGTGAACTTGACAAAGAATCTATCCGGACTAGTGTTGCTAGGTGGAGGATAAAGGGTAAGCTTATTGTTGATGACCTCATATGAGTAATGCGACACTCTAGTGTAAATATGATCTTCGTATGCCATAGCCTGCATCTTGTTTTGCCAAGCTGGGATGATCTCAAACGTAGAGTCATCGGCAAATTGACCATAAGTCATCATGTTTCCAATAACATTAATACCGCCGTAGTAGCCAAAAAATCTCCACATGGCCAAAGGTGTCTTGTAATAAACTCTAGTAATACGAACTTTATTATTTCCCACTAGACCACTGAAATCTACAGGGTCGCCCGTCCCTTGATCAAGACCAGTAGCTGACGCCCCCGATATAATCGTTTGTAAATCATAAGTTGAAAGACTGGCTGTAGTATTGAACGAAGCAGAATACTCGGTAAGACTACCTCCAAATCCAGCGTACTCCGAAACACCATCTCCAACTTTTCTAGCATAGTCAAAACGGAACCTTGGGTATTTAAGATTAACTTTAGAACCATAGCTTGCGCTGGCATCTCCACCAGTCATCTGTCCGTCATGGTCAAACGAAGCTGTTGCTTGGCCTAGTACATTAGGAAGCGCGTTCTTTGACTGATGTAAATTGATCTGATAAGAATATTCTAAAACTGCTTCTTCGTAGGCAGAGTAAACATTCGCTGGTGTTATTTCAATATCAAGAACATCACCACCAAGCTTTTTAAATACGAAAGCAACTTGGTCCGCAGCTCCAGAAACAAAGTTTTCGTCAAAGAGATCACCTCCGGTAGTATAAATGCCAAGAGGATAATTAGAAGCATTACCGGCACCATCTGCCGTAACAATCGTACTTCCTGTGGAAGGAAGTATTACCTTGCTTGAGTTGCTTTTAGGGGTGAAGGTTGGAAGAGCCATTGGGGGTTTCTCCTAATACATAGTAATTAGTTTGATTATGTTAAAACCCCCTATGGCTACTATTATTCTGCCTACTCAGTCTTCTTGGGGGCTCTTGTTTTTCTAGGCTTACGCTTAGCTGTTGGGGCTTTCTTTGCTCGTGGCTTTCGCTTAACCGCTGGCTCTGGCTTAGGAGGAATAGGTTCTTTTTCATCAGACTCAAGAACAACTTCCTTTTCTTCCATTGCTGCTTCTTGTTCTGCCTCTGGGGCTTCTTCCAAGACACGCAGTCGCTCTACTTCAACCTCTAATTTATTTATTTCAGCTGCCTCTTGCTCGGTTACAATGCCATCTGCCATTGCATCTTCTTTAGTCTTTTCCAGCTTAGCAGCAATTAAGCTTCTTACCTTAGCATACTTTTTAGCATATCTCGCCATGGTTAGGCGCTTTTTTCTCTTGCCCATAATAACTCCTTTTGGACATAATAATTAGTTCTATAAATAAAAAACCCCCATCCGGATGGAAGGGGGCTTTGAGTTTGAAGACTAGAGCGAGGTACTAGGCTATAGTTGGGGGCTCGTCTGAGTGGACAACGCCTGTGACGTACCAGAAGGTACCGTCGCATTGAAGCTCAACCCAGCTACCAAATTGCGCTCCATCATTGGAACCCACAATTGTTAACACGTCAGCGGTATCGCCAGCGGCAGCTTGCACAAAGTTGGCTGTAGTTCCGTCGCTGTCCTGGTGTAATAGGCCGCCAATCATGTAATCAGCAGTTGACGCGCTTTGAATGATGAGGTTACCGCCATCCAAGTCTGCCATGATAAGAAATTTAAAGTAAGCTCCATCCTGTGGGGCTGGTAGCGTAATTCTGCGGTTCGTTGTTAAATCAACCGTTAAAGCGTACACTTCTCCAGTTTCAGCAGAAGCAATAGTTTTGTTTGCATCTCCTAGAGCCTCAAAACGCATTCTTGAACTATTAAAAGCTGCTCTTCCTACTTTAGACATGTTAGTGATCTCCTGTTATATACTCTAATCGGGTTTATACCCTGTTCACACTTATAAATAGTGTCTTCATATTCTAAAAGAAAAAAAAGCCCTGCCTTTTTAGGGGCAGGGCCAGTCTTTATAGACTAGTTTTTAGATCAGCTACCTTCCTCACCGAGGAGGCCGCGACATACAACAAGTCCGTACATATCAGGACGTACCATCTTCTTAGCGTAGCGTGTCATCACGCCCTTGCGAGGTACGAAGTCCTCGACACCGAAGATTGTAGGTGTGACCTGTAGTGGGACGTATGGAGCGTAGACGTAGCCGCTCTCAAGGAAGCTACCACCCTTACGGCCAACAAGAACAACGTTCCGTGGGAAGTATGGATCGACGTACACGTCGAACTTCTTGGAGAGTGAACCAACGTTAACAGCACCAACAGTGCCACGATCAGAGTCGTGAGTCACATTAGCACGGAAACCGGCAGTGAACTCAAGGATGTTGGCAACCTCAGGAGACGTAACGAGGAAGTTTGCACCGCCACGTAGTGTCTTTCTGTGGATCTGAGCCGACACATCGTTGATGGTCTCGATCAGAGTCTCGTACCACTCGCTAACCGTACCAGTGAAGTCTGGAGCAGCCGAAGTTGCGCCAAGCTCAGCACCGGTAACGCGGTTCACGAAGAGACCTGGGGAGCGTGACCAGTAGAATGTGCCAGCAGTAGCACCCTGAATAAGATCAGCTACGATCTCGCGGTCAATCTCAAGAGCAATCTGCTCAGAAAGGATCGACGTAAGCTCAACCTCAGCATCAAGGTTGTGGTACGCATTTAGATCCTGCCCAAGCTCAGGTGACCACTTAGCCTTGAGCTTTTTGGTAACCGCTGTGACAGCGATGCTGTCTACCTTAATGTCAATCTCAGGGATGACATCAATTAGCGCTCCAGCCTCAGCAGCTGTATCAGTTGCAAGCTCAAGTGGGAACTGGGAACCCTTTACACCGCCAATCGCGTCAGCAGTAGCAAAGCTATCCTTGAATGGGAAGCTCAAGGTCAAGGGGGTTGTAGCATCCTGACCAGCAGCCGTGATACCCGTTCCTACCATGTAGAATGTGATAGCAACGTGAGCAGACTCAGGATTGGCATTCGACAAAGTGACACCATCAGTTCCCTTGGTTCCAAGGTGCGTGAGACGGCGTAACAAGGTAGCACTGTTAGGGAGCGTACCAAGGTCAAATGCGCCCATGTTTCTGAAATCCATCTTATCAGCTTCAGCCTTAGACACGCGAACGATTAACTCAACAACATCATCAGTCGTCAATTTATTCGGGCCGCCTGCAAGCAGATCAGGATCGTAACGAAGAGCAGTCTTTTGAGCTTCCGAAAGAGCATCAATCTGAACTTCTGAGCCGTTGAATGCACTAATCGCGGTTGCAACAGTACTGTAATCATCAGCCGTGATGTTGGCGAAGCCAGCCGCTGATGTATCAGCATCGATAGAGAGTGATCCGGTACCTTGCGAATAAGCGTTAGCAAGGTTGTAGAAACCACCACCTGCTTCTGTGACGTCCGTCACACCACCAGTCAACTGACTAGCAACAACGCCACCACCATACAACGAGCCATCAGCAGCAAGGCCACCGCGTGCAGTGTTGTATGTAAAGTCGAGGAAGAAAATGAGACCTGATGGAAGGCTCATTGGCTGAACGCTAACGAGATCGTTGGCGAGAAGGCCACCGAAAACGCGACGAACGATTGGGAAAGCAACAGCAGCGAAACCCTCGACATCGCCAGCTGCCATAGTGGAGACCTCACGTAGAAGCTCCTTTGCTTGGTTCTCGAGAAGACGTGACATAGAAGCGCGCTCACGATCATCTGTGAGGCCCTCTAGTAGGCCAGTCTTCTCCCACTTGGACTGAAGTGCAGCTCCCTCTTTTGCGAGGTCGCGGCTAACAATGCCTTCAGTCAATTTATTCAAAATAGACATGTTAAAATCCTCCTAATAGTTATTTTTTATTGATACCTGCCAAGAGTCTCATTCTTTCCGAAAACGGATTGAAATCACTTTGGACTGTTCTTCTCGGTATAGTAGATGAAGGTCTAGATACTGCTTCGCTTAGTGATTGTGGTGCGCTCTTGCGAGTCGAACCCACCGTGCTTTGAAGGGTCTCAAAAATTACCTTCGCCTCGTTTACCGAACCTGCATTAGAGAGAGCTTCGACAATCGTCTCCTTTTGTCGCTCATTCAGGGAGGACTTTCTCAAAATACGGTTCGTATAAAGTAGTTTAGCGTTGGAGAGGTTAGTCTCATTGAGCTTCTGCTCAAGAGTCTCAACGGTTTCCATTAGCTTAGTATTAGCATTCTGGAACTTCTCGTTGGACTCAGCTAACTCTCTACCAACTTTTAAAAGTTCATCTCTTTCTTCTTTGTACTCGTCAGACTGTGCCATTGCAGCTGCAAGCTTCTCATTGTGCTTCATGACAGACTCTGGTGTGCCTGCCCAACCGCTTTTCTGTGGCATAATGTCTACGACAAGCCTCTCAAGAAGGCCATCTAGATCGCCCATGTTAGGATTGTCTAGCAATTGATCATCTTGAATATCACGGATAAGATCAAGAACTTCAGGATCATCTTCCAATCCAAGCTCTTGTGCGGCAACCTCTGGCTCCATACCATCAACCTTAGCTCTCATCATCAATCTGTTAAGCAGCTTCTGCATTGCGCTGCCTTCGTCATCATGCTTTGGCTCTGTGGTGTCAAGGACATCCTCGTCGGAGAGCTCATCTGGGTCAGCGTCTTCTTTCGCTTCCTCGATGACTTCTTCGGTAGTCTCGGTTACTTCCTCAGACTCAAAAAGAGCAATAATTTCTTCATCAATCTCAATACCCTCTTCGATGACCTCAGAGGTCTCGTCCTCAGACTCAACCTCTTTAAGTACCGACTCCATCATAGAGCGAAGCTCACCAGCACTAAGATCGAAATCAATTTCCTGATCCTCATCGTCCATCATAGCTGCCTGAACTAGTTCCTCGGGGAGATCTTCTTCCTTTTGGTCAGAGAAGACATCACCTGTCTCTTCCTCAGCGCCCTCTGGTGCTGGCTCTCCCATAGCAGCGAGAGGATCCATCTCGTCCTGCTCTAGCATTTGCTCAACTGCTTCTTGTATTTTAGGCGCATAAGCCTCTAGTAGAGAAGCTTCAGCACTCTTAAGAACTGCTTCTCTAAGAGCTTTAGCGTCTACGATAGCCTCATCAAGTAAAGATGACATAAAAAAATCCTCACAATAGTCGTTCATCAGTAAATAGTACAATAAAAGAGTAAATTCCTATTTTACATTACTGTATTAAGATTGAGTCTTTGCACGCAACTTTCTCATAGTCGCATCTCTTTGTTTCCTCTTCTTTCGTCTCTTTACAGAAGGCTTTTCAAAGAATCTTCTTTTCTTCAAAATGTCCCCGATACCCGACTTTTTAACTTTTCGTAAAAATCTTTTTATTGTTCGGTCCACATGCTCTCCCTCTTTTGGAAGAGTTGTGACGTTACTTGGTCTCTTGGAAGAAATTTGATGTCTGTTACTATTTCTTTCCCGAGATCTATTATTTCGGTATGCCATTAATTCCTCTAGCTTGTCTTATCTATGCCGACAGTGTTCTCCCAAGAACCTGAAGGAACTCTTGCTGCTTTAATGTTAGTGATACCAGCAATCACTGAAACTTTTGGTTGTGTAGACGTGTCGCTCATTACATAAAGTTTTGAGATTCTGTAGT